CTAAATCGATTTTAAATAATTTATAACTTCACCCAACATTTCTTTTTTGCCTTTTAAGAAAAGTTGATGGATCGACATATTATTATACAGCCGTTCTAATTCCTCAATTACGTCGTTGATATTTCTTAACGCACCAGGGGAACTACTAAAATGATCACTGATATTTTTGCTTAAATCATTGATGGTCATATTCCCTCACAATTTATTCGATCTTTGAAATATAGCCTTCAACGCCTCGATCATGGAGGCGGCCTGAAATCTACTTATTGTATTAAAAGCTTTGCCGTAGTTTCTCTGACAAAATCTATCGGGAAGTATGGGAATTTCCCGGCCTTCGTTGCAATACTCTATCAGATCATTTATGTATTCTTTTTGCGCAGGGGTGATGATCGTCAGAACTCCCGATTTTTTAGAAATTCTTTCTATTGCCGCCGGGGCTGCCGGTGTCATCTTGCGGTGCAGTGTATCGATCAGACGCCAGGCTTGGCCATACTTGATTTTGCTCAGGCTAATTTCACCGTTTTCTTTTTTCGGAGCATCTGGCGCAATGGACTCGACGATCACATAAAGATCATCGCGTGAGAGACCGGCTTTGTGCGACATTGCCCAGATTTTTTTGATTTGCTTGTCGTTGATTTTATCCATCTTCGTCATCTCGGTTAGAAATATTATCTGATTCGCAAAAAGGGCAAAAGTCATACGTAATACCATCTTTCTCGACTTCTTTCAAGTCGGTCATTTGAAAACCTTCGCCACAATCATTACACATCATTTCGTATTCAGAATTTTCACTCATACTTACCTCACTTCGTATTTACCGTATCAAACTCGGCCTTGTAGTGTGCCTGGAAAAAGTTTGTGAAATCACGGCTTACCGCGATGGCGGTTTTTTTCCAGGACTCGAAAAGTTCGTTTCGCGTTTCTGGTTCAAGTTTATCGTAGACTTCTCGTTTTTGCTTCTCTGTTAGTTTTAGAAAATCGCCGTATTTCATAAATTACCCTCTGTATACATTTGCGGCTGCCTCGGATTTGAAACAGCACGAAATGAAATTTTTTTTACCACATTTCGGGCACTCATCCTTACCGCATTCATGCCCGTCTGGGTCAGGAGGTAATTCTGTTTCAAGGCCGATCCAGCCGCAATAGGCGCATCGCGCCCAATGACCAGTATGATCATGTCGTTTTCGCTTACTCATATTAACCTGCCAGTAGCGCCTCAGCCTGCGCCGTATCGGAATCGTGTTCAACTTCGTTTATCAGCGCTACGGATATTTTGTGATCCTTTAACGCTGACTTAATTTTTTCAGAGCATCTTGTTACAATTTCATGCTTTGAACTAATGAACGAAAGGACTCTTTCTTCTTCTCGAATCAGGTTATTCAATTTTTCCTGTAAACGATCTATACGTTTTGCTTTAGCCTTAAAACCCTTGTTTAACAACTCGATTTCTCTGCTATGAGTTTTATTCAATTCATTACCAAGAATCGTATACTTCAGAAGATACAATCTTTCGGCCTTGCGACGTTCCTTGTCCCTTACTTTCTGTATAAATTTTCGTCTTGTTTTAAAACATGCCATATTAACCGCCTTTTTTGCCTGAATGAAAATGATCGGAGAATGCATCCGACCAGACCTTGTCTGCATTTGCATGTCCGATCATTCTTTCTAAACGGGAATGAATTGTATTCATAGCGTTCATCAGGTTTATACACAGAGTCACATCGCCCATTTGAGCCGCCGCCGCAAAAGCGGCAGCATTATTGTGAAGCATTGTCTCCAGTTGTTCTATCGCCGTACCAACGTTCATAACAACCTGCTTATGCAGCCTTTTCGACTTCGATTTCAATCTCGGTTTCAACGCCTGCCGGTTTAATGTAAAAACCTTCTGCATCATCCCTGATTTTTACATCGATAAGGGTTTTTGCTTTTTCCTGATTTTCTTTTTTAAGAATATTGTTTTTATCGAGTTCGATTTTAACTGAAAGAAAAATCTTGGCCAGTTTTATAACGAAATTTCGATATGGAGTAAGCAGATTATTCTTTTCCAGAATTTCTTCCAGGGCTTTTTGGGTCATTTTGGTGATGACAGCATCTTTGAGCTTTCGATAGCTGATTTCGCCTGTCAGAAATTTTCTGGTTTTTGAGTCTTTCTCAAACAGAACATCTTTGTTAGCGTCACAGAAAGATTTTATTCCATGAGAGACCGCTTGCAGGTCGCTTTTCAGGGGCTCCAAATCCAGAGCCAGTTTATCGGTAATTTTCTTGATTTCTTCGTTGGCCGTATTATTTAGAGTGGAAATGTCGCCCTGAATAGCGCCGACTTCGCCAATGGCCGCCTCCAATTCCGGGATTGAACCGATTCTCTTTTCTACAATTGTGTTCTTTGCTTTTTTGCTCATTTGTTTTCTCCTTTGATTTTTTTACGCGGCGCGCTTTTACGGGAAAGCGACGGTACAACCGAGCCGCCCTTTGCAGGTTTTTTAAACTCACTTTTTTCTTTAACCAACGGTTGGCGCGGATCGGTCTTGATCTTTTCGTAAATTGCCACCCCTTTTCGTTGTGTGACTTTTAATCGCCTGCCGTGCCTGGGCGTATCATCCATCTTAGTTTCCCATTTTCTTTTTTTATCTTTTTTAAACCAGTTGAAGATCCTGTATAGAATTGTCATATTTACTCCTTTAAATTAAATTGCCTGTTTATACTGCATGTGTTTTTCGATCACGTTCAATGTTGCCTGGTTGATTTGCTGAGAAAGCGCGGAATCAGGATCGAGTTTACCGTACCTGTTTTTACTGATCGAAGATTTGCTGACAGTTTTACCCGTCATGTTTTGGTATTCACTGGAAATCGCGTCATCTTTGATTCCTCTGGATTTTGCCAGCCTCATGGCGCCATTGCTTTGAGCCCGGTTCATGATATCCTCAGTAACCACGCCCGCGAAATTGTCGCACGCGCTGACGAGTTTACAGGCAAATTCTACGGCCAACGGAATTTTGTTTCGACCGATTAGTCGCGATATAAATTCCTGTCTGGTTGAAATTTTCTCAAACCTGACGCCAAACCGGACATTGGAGATTTCAATCATTTCGTCATCGGTCAACATGCCGATTTCAGAAATGGTCACGCGAAAACCAATCTCTATGCTCTCTAAAATTCTCGTCCATTTTTCGACGGGTTTACCTATTAGAATGATTGTGAACAAATGATCGCGACCCGGAAGATTGATCTCGTGAATTTTTTTGAGGTCACGGTGAGTCTGCAAACTCAAGTCTTGGGCTTCATCCACAATAAAAATGACCTTCATTTTTTTATTGTGTGCGCGAATTAGAACCAACCGAAGGGTCTCATAGCGGGCTTCAACTCCGACAGGAATATGAGCATCCGGCTCTATGGCCATAATCAGTTGTTGAATATAAAAACTAATTCGACTATTGCAGTCTTTCGTTGTGAAACCCATCATCTCGCAGATCTTGTACTTGTCCCGCGAAAGATTCCAGTATCCAGTCAGGTAGTTGTGCAGTGTCGTTTTACCCGAACCGATATCTGCGGGGATGGCCAGTATTCCGCTTTCGCGGATCGCCGTACCCACTTTCTTTTTAACTTCATCCAGAGCCTTTGTTCTTACTATGGGAAATTCTGTTGTATTCATTGTCTCTCCTTTTATCCTATTTTTTGAATTTTATTTAATTGAATCGTGTTGTAAAAAATTGTGGCAAGCTCTCCGGGAATGTAACCCAGGGATTTGAGCGCCCTGGTAAATTCTGTCTGCATTGTCTTTGTCAAATCGTCTGACAAAATCAGGTCGCTGGTTGTCAGCTCGTTTGTCACCCATGCGGTTGTTTCTTCGATGGTATTAAACGTATCCGGCGTGATCGGCGAATGAGTTTTTACCGCCTCTGATTTTGGCGGCATGTGGCGGATGTTGGTTTCAATCGCCGGAGGCAGACCGTCTTCAAACGTTGACGTCTGTAGAAGGGAATGCGCGATAATGCGAACTTCATCAAACATTTTTGCGCCTTCGGTTTTAGCAAAAGATTTATAGTCGTCAAAACTGTGCGCGGTCTGTGGCGCCATTTCAAAACGTCTACCATAGCGATCTACGGCGATCAGTCGATCGTCAATAGCAAGCGCCTTGGAACCCGGTAATGCAGGTTGTCTGAAAATTTTAATTTTCTCGCCATTGATATTTTCATTGGTAAAATATCTTGTGTTTTGAATAGATACGCAGCCCCATTCGTCAACCACGCGCTCAAGGCGCATCACGGCAGCGTCTTTTATGTTTTGTAATTCAATCTTGCGAATGGGATTATTTTTACAACCTTCAAGATACGTTTCGTACTTGCCATGTTTTACATTCAGATAATTACCCCAACTCATCATATGAAAATTCAAATCGTCAATGGTATGAATGTGAAGTTTCCTGATTAATCTGTCTGGCCCGCGTTTGCCGGCTCCAATACGAGCTTCGACGCTGCCTTTTGCGCGGGGATTGCCCGGCATATGTTGTTGGGGCTGGATTCCCAGATTCCAGAGAAAGTGTGTCATAAAATCTGACGTCATAGCCGCGCCCTTATCTCCATACAAAATCCCTTGGCCGCCTTCGACGGGGCAACCTTCATACGGATGCGGTTTGCCCCTTAGAAAAGGAAGGTCTTTCTTTGGTAAAAAGCAAAATTTTAAAAAGGTGAACAAGTCTCTGCTATTTTCGCCGCCATAGATGGAAGTCTCTTTGGTTGGCGTCGGCGCAAAGGCCATGACAAAATATGCCGCGCTGTATTTTTCTACAAAATAGTATACCCAGATTTTCTTTGCCTTTTTTTGGTGCAGTAAATCATCGAGATGCTGGTCATTTTTAGGCGCGTCAATTTGGATCAGCGTTCGATTGTCTTCGAGACTAAGCGCGTAATGTTCGAGTACCGTTGCGTCAACCAATGCCAACTGATTTGAATAATCTGACTTAATGGCTACTGCAGCCTGTGGTCTGTTCAGACTTTTTTTATTTAACCCATGCTTTTCAAACCAACGATCCGCCTGAGAGCGGCTATAGGTTCGTCCCTGGAAAAGCTTACGGAAATGCGCCTGCCCAAGAACCAACTCTGTAGACACAACGCCCAGTTTTTCGCCTTTGGGATATTTTAAACCGGCAAGCAGCATCATGTCTTGACGTATGATTTTGCGTTCTTCTGCAGATTTTCTGGGGGTAAATTTTTTCTTGCCCGATGCTAAATCAAAAACAGAACGACCCTCGCGAATCTCGTTAATTTTTACGTGCGCGGTGCCACGGCTGAAACCGAACATCTCGCACATTTCACGAATGACATCGCCGCGCTGTATTTTACCAATAGCATTTTCATGCTGCCGGAAAAATTGCGCAAGTATCGAAGGGTCGTAATGTTTCATAGTCAGCCTTTAAGAATCATCGTTCAGACTTTACGCGGGAACGTCTGATTCTTCATCCTCTGATTGAGAATATCCGCGCTTTTTAGTCAGCGGAAATAACACATCGGCGTAGGCTGAATGCAGAGAGTTGATCCAGTCTTGCAATATATCTATCAGCCGGTTAATTGAGTTGCCGATTTCTGCATCGCGAAGTTCGTCAATTTCAGCCGCATCAACAATCTTGGTAAGGTGTTTGCCAAGAAACATACCCGTCTCTGTAATACCGGTTAATAAATCCTGTTTGCTTTTGATTTGTCTGAGCCTCTCCGGATCGATACCGCGCTCGGTCGCCATTACATCGACCATGTCTTTTAATTTTTGAATTTCGAGTTCATAGTGATTCTTTAAACCGTCAAAATTTTCCCGGTTATCATTAATTGTCTTCGTGAGGCTTTTGACCTCATCGTTTGAAGTTTTTGCTTTTGTTCGCAGCGCTTTTAGTTTCTCGTTTAGCTCTGCGGCTTTGCTGTTTAGAACCTGATCGGCGACGTCTGAATTCTCACTGTTTACCTGATCGACAAAGTCGGTGTCACGGGCAAGTTCCAGGGCGGTAGCAAACGGCAGTTCCATTATTTTGCCAAAGGCAGGCGACTGCCCAAGTTTCTCGGCTAGCCGTGTAAAATCGTATGCCTTGCTACGAGATATTTGCAGATTGTTTTTCGCGTAATCTGTAAAAGATTCAGAGCAAAACAGGTACAACTTTTTGTTTTTAATTTTTAGCAATCCTCTGGCGAATTGTATTTTGCCAAGTGCCGCATTTAAAGCCCCTGCCTTCATGTCTTGCTGGGCTGTTATAAACTCATTGTAATCGTCCTGACTCAATTGAACGGTTTCGCCGGTTTCATCGTCGATCACCTCGCTGCCTATTCTCGATTTTGCAAGTTCCAGAGCTTTGTCGTTTTCATTTTCATTCGGCGCTATCGTGGCCGGTAAATTATTTTCACTCATTGTAATTCTCCTTCAGTTAAGTTTTTTTTCATTTGATTTTTTTCGGTTTGCAGCTTCGCTACAATGCCGGGGTTTAAAAAATACATTTTGTGTTGTTTGATTAACAGCTCATAGCGAGTGAGTTCATTCAATGCCCGATAAACCGCCATCTTTGTAAAACCGGTTATCAAAATAATCTCCGCCGCATGGCGACGCATGGCCGGTTCTTTCAGAAATAATTTTAAAAGTCGAAGCGGCATATTTTCGCGTTTTGCTTGAGTCACCGTTTAATCCTTTTTGACTTACGAGAAACAAAAGGCGAACACTGTTCTTTCCAGTTTTTACGAATTTCTTTTTCAACTTTTTTTCTTGAAAAGGTTGAAAAGCCAAATCGTTTAAATATTCTGAATAAGATTGTCATAAAATTAAACTCCTTCGATCCTTTTTAAAACAGGAATAACCGATAATAATAATATGGAAGAACCGATTAGATATGGCTGGTTACCTTTAAATATCTTTGATGAAGTAATTTCAGAAATACGAAATGACTTAATTAAGTTAACTGGTATAATTCCCGAGTTTTCTGAGGTCTTTGTAGAATTATCCGAAGAAAGAAGATACAATGCGTCTTTAATTCTAACGGCCTTATTCAAGCATGACGAAACACTCATCGAAACTTTCTCCTCTGGCGCAATTTCTCAAGAGGAAATTCTGGACTCAGGTGTAGTAATTTGCGGACTTCAGCTTCTGTCAAAGAAACTTCGTGCGAATGGAAGGAAGCTGATAACTTCTCCAAAAAGTCCTTTCGATTTGATTTTTCTTGCTGACCCCAAATTCTATTATCTCGAAGTCCTTGAAGAAATGGAGCCAACCGAATAAATATTCTTTTAATTTTACACATACTCAATTGTTTTTAAAATCCATTGCCAGTTGTTTAAGATATTTTATGGGATGAATTTTGCGCAGATTAGCTGCCCTGATCAAAATATTGACGCCGTGCGATTCGAGACGTTTGGCTGCCGCCTCGATAATCTCTGGATCGGTTGAGAGAAAGAATCCTCGACCCAGATTTACAATGGGCTGACCTTCGGCGACCAACTCGCCGATTGCCTTGCGAATGGTTCGCGTGTCGACTTTATGCAATTCAGCCAATTGAGGTTCTGTAAAAGAAGTTTTTTGCAAATAGGCAAAAATGCTTTCTTTTAGTTCGTGGTGTTTACGTTCGCTTTCTCGATTACCTTTCATTTTGATTCCTTTGATTTTAAATTTTTTCTTTTTTTAAAAATATTTTTATGGTATAAAAATAAGGCAAAAATGGAGCCGACGAGCGGCTCCCAAAAGGGGGAAGGAGGAAGGAGATTCTTTTAAAATATGAAAACAAGAGTTAACATCATCCGAAATCAAAAGCGGGAAATCACCTTCGATGAGGTTATAGGCTTTGAGAATTTCTTTATCCATGAACATGAGGTTAACCTTCCACTTTTAAAGGAGTTGATAACTTGTGTCCGCAAGTACAACAGCGCATGGGTGGAACTGGCGGATTCTCTTTTAAATGCTGCTCCAGTTGATTTAAAGCATTCTCTATACACTCAATTGAACCAGGTTGATTCTCTGATTGATTTTTCCCCTGATTCTGAAAAGTATACATAATAGATTGAACGCGACGTGCGGCTAAATCAACCAGTCGGTCAAATCTGTCTTTTGGTTGTGGGTAACCGCTTCTACTTCGCGTTACACATTCGTTGTGAAAATGTAATATTTTATTTCGCTTGTCTTTCGGAATCCCCTTCAAGGCGGCCCCGGCTCTAAAAAGTCTAAGTTCCATTTCTTCTGATATTGCAACGTTCATCCGACCCTCCTTTTCTCGTTATACTTATCCTTGGCGACTGTGAGTTTGGCGAATAACTCCTTAATAGCATCTTTGATTTCGTATGGTTCTGTCTTGTTTTGCAGCATCTCTAAAAATATTACGGTCAATTGTGCTCTGTCCGCTGATTTCATTATTGCGTTTTCATTCTCCATATGCTCTTCAATTGCCTCTACTACCGCACGGATAAAGCTTTCACGATAGTACGCCAATTTCCCGAGCGTGGCATCTTCTTGCCAAATTACACTTGGTATCATCCGACCCTCCTTGATTCTCTTGGCCAGATTTTCAACAGCGGCCAAAGGTTTAAAACCTGATTGTCGCTGAGATCGAGATCGTTTTGGATGGCCTCAATAACCCAGACGATAGATTCACGACCACCTACCGCACCACTCAAACGAGGGTAGGTCATATCAAAACTGGAGGCCGCCTGTGTTAAGCTGCCGTGTTTAACGATCAACATGGTTCGAACCAGTTTCAAGTTTTTTGGCGATATTGCTCGCCAGTCCAGTTTTGGATTTGCGTCATGCATTACATTGTTCATGGTGATTGAATTCATGTATTTGCTCCTATAAATTTTATTTTAAATAATGACGATATTGAAGAATGAAAATAAATGAATTGCTTCAAAATGTGAAAAAACATGAAAAGAGGGTTTCGAGTTTGATGGAATATATTTCTGAGGGGAAGTATGACGCCTCCGGTGAGAGGGGAATTCCAACCGGCAAAAAACCAGTTGAAATTCTTGCGACACTCATTAAACATAATGGCCATAATCCCATTGCGTATTGGAAAATTTCGCATGAGAATAGAGACCTCGCCGAGGTTTCGTTCCAGATTGCCAGGCTCTTTAACCACGGAGGAGACAGCGCGCTCTGTTTTTTTTACGACAACGAGATCATTAAAAAATATGATTTGCCGGCAGAGAACCTTCTTCATATAACAGCCTGCCTGCCAACAGCAGATTTCTTTTTCCATTCCAATCTTTTTTGAGACAGGCCTCTGCAGTGGTCACTTATTATGTATAATTCAGTTGCTACAAAAATACCTGAATTAACAATCTTGTTGGCAAACGCTGGGCGTGATTTTGCGTACTCAATAAAATCATCCTGAATCAACAAAAAATTGTCAACACCAGAGCCGAGTGCAGATTTTATGCGTTTTAGAAAAGGAATCAGTTCGCGGTATTCTCCGGCAAAGTTTTGTTTTAACGAACGGATTTCTTTTCTATAAACATTCAGAAGATTTTTATATCGACGCTTGGCTTTGATTGGCGCTTCGCATGATCGTAGGTTACTATTCACGCTCTCAAGGGAACCCTCTCCGAATCGTGACATCAGTTCGATGTTTCGCTCCTGCAACTCGACAATCTTCTTCAGGTTTATATTGACCTCCTGAAACAACCTCATCGATTCCTCGTTCATCTTGATTTCAATTCCCATTTTTCTTTCCACAAAACCCTCCATTAATCTTCTTGTCATTCCCGGCGCGGATTATATAGTTCCTTCGCCGAGGTTGCTGTGGTTGCCCGTCCCGAGTCTGGACGAAATAAACAACAACAACAACAACAATATCGGTGGAATAATTCAACTTGTCAACTAAAAAGTGGAATTATTCCACCATTCCGCTTGTTTTTTTGCTGGAATTTAATTTTTTAGGGGTTTTTTGACCGATAATATGAGCATCGTTGCTGAAAGAATGAAAAAAATCCTAAACAAGTTAGATTTGCAAGCATCAAGTTTAGCTGAAGAATTAGGTATAACCAAATCGGCAATGTCAAAAATTACCCTTGGCAAAGTTAAGGAACTGTCTGGTTCGGTTGTTGAACTCTTGCGCCTTAAATACAACATCAATCCAACCTGGCTGCAAACTGGCGAAGGGGAGATGTTTCTGCAACCGCAAGGCTTACCGGGCGAACTGGGAAACTTGCCGCCGGACGTTCAGGACGTAATCAAACTCTTGCTCGAAAATCCTGATTGGGCGAGGGCAACAAGGAATGTCTTAAAGGGGGGCGAAGTTGCGATCGATTATGCGCGTACCTTTGCGGAACTCCCGGAGAAGCAAAGATTAGCCATCATGCAGATGATACAAAGTTTTCAACACGGGTAAAGTTTGTCTTTTTTATTGTCGAAAAGATCTTGATTAGTCTTTAAATTTTGGAGGTGTTTATGGGTTTTGTTTTAGGGCTTCTCTATTTTTTGATTCCTATTTTTACTCTTATTGGTTTTTTGTTATTTTCAAAAGGCCAAATTTTTTTCGGCTCGTTTTTTCTACTCGTGGGTTTGGGCAACATTCACACCGTAATGAATATTCGGAAGAAGAGATTATATGCGAAAAATCCGGATGCCTATAAACCAAAGGTTGTTAAAAATGGCTTAAAGTTTAAAATATCCGCTTATTCATTCGTTATTACAAATGACGGAAAATTGAAATACTATATGGGTATGGGTAAAGATAAATCAATCCCCCTATCTGATGTTGACCGAATAGATTTTATACAGGACAAAGTGTTAACGATTCAACGTAAAGTTAAAGATGGAAATTGTCCAGAGTGTAAATCTGAATCTGCGACAACGATGACGAAAGGTTTTGGCGCAGGCAAAGCAATCGTTGGAGCCGTCGCGGTTGGTCCACTTGGTCTGTTAGCTGGTTTGGCTGGTTCTCAAAATATTACGAGGGTCTGTAACCAGTGTGGGTATCAGTGGGTGCCTGGGTTTAACGGGGATTCAATAAAGATACCACCAATGAATCTGGTTACGCCAATCTTGAAATCTTTGAACGAACATATAAAAAAACGAAACGCTGAGACAGCGTAATACTGAAGGCTGTACAATGTTAAGCGAAATCTCTGAGCAAACAGAAAATACAGAGCCATCGGAATTAATTCAGAAGTACTGTACCATGCTCCGGCAAGAAGGGCGGCGTGGTTGGTTGTACGGCTGACGGCAAGTATCAATGTAAAGACGGCAGCGTCAGCCAGAGCAAGAAGATTTGTGTGAAGTAAACGGAATATTAACGCTAAAGCGATTGCTCTTTTGTAATGAATTTTGTATATTGATAGTGTTGACGTGGTGTCTATAAAGCGGTATCTGCACAGAGGAATAGCAATGTTGGAACAAGAATTTAAATATTTCGACTCAAACAGGGATCAACTCATTAAGGGGCATGAGAATCAATATATTATAATTTATAAGAATAAAGTATTGGGTTATTACGATAATGAAGTTCAAGCAATTAAAGAAACCCTTAAAACTCACGAGCTCGGAACTTTCTTTGTAAACAAATGCATCCCAAGAGATCAGGACATTCAGAAATATCATTCCAGAGTAGCCTTTAGTTAATGAGCGATCAATCATTTTTACCTCGCGCCTTTACGGCTCAGGCGGATGGAATATTAAATGTATTAAAAACGGAATTCCATGTCAGCCAGGCTTCTGATATTTCAGGGACAAATCAGGAGATGGTCAAAGCTTTGGGAATCTGGGATACCGGGGCAACCAATACGGCGATCAGTCAGAAGTTAGCCTCGCAATTATCATTAAAACCAATAAGTCAGGCCAGAGTGGATGGAGTTCATGGTCATGAAACTGTAAACGTGTACATGGTTGATATCGTTTTACCAAATCGTGTTTTAATCGGTTCCGTAAAAGTTTCAGAAGCAAAAAATCTTTTAGATTGTGATTTACTCATTGGTATGGATCTCATTTGTTTGGGCGATTTTGCGGTGACAAATCATGAGAATAAAACGACCTTAACGTTTAGAATTCCACCGAATAATAAACATATCGATTTCGTTGAAGAAATCAGCAGAAACAATGAGAATCAAAAAAGTTTCGCAAATAAATACACAGGCGGTCAAGGCGGATCAAAACGGAAGTCTTCGCGGCGAAAATAAGCAAATCTTAAAATTTCTTGACATTATGTCTCTTTGATAATATTTTCTTTTCGTGTCACAAGCTCAGCAACTCACGTTTGACTTCAAAGAATATTTTCGTTTAGACGAAGAACTTTTAACACCGATAGAAATGGCCAGAAAGTTACGCATATCGACAAAGACCCTGGCTCGTAAGCGTCTTGCCGGAGAGATTGCCTTTGTGGAAATATCGCCTCGCACATTTCGATATCCCAAACAAGACGGCGTTGAATATTTAGAATCACGCTACAGAAGAAACGATTGGCTCAATTAATCTAAAGACAAATCGGACAATTCGGACATTTTACCCCACTTAGGCCTTGAGATTTATTTTGATCTATGCTAGTTTTCGGCATGGATTTATTCACCAACAAAATAGATATCAATCAACTTCTGACTCTTGTAGTACTCGTTACCGGGGCGGCGCTTTTCTATTTTCGATCACTCAGAGACATCTCTATAAAACTGGCCGTTCACGATCTGGAAATCAAGGCTCTGTTTGAATCTTTAAGTTCGAATACCTCAGAGCTAAAAGAAATTACAAAAGAACTACACATCATTGCCGTTGAGCTGGCAGGCAAGACCACAATTACCCCAAAGACAAGGAAAAAATTATGAGCGAAGAAAACAAACTTCTGGCCGAAGAAAATCAGCGCCTTCACGACGAACTGGGTACGGTTACTGCAGAAAGAGATGCGGCGAGACTTCTTCTCGAAGCGGAAAAGAAAAAAATGCCGGTTCGTTTTGGCCGCGCATTCTGGGCGATGGTAACTGCGGCGTTTTTGCTCGTTGGCGGATATTTTAGCCCGCTTTCAACTGTTGAGATCATGGGGTCAAAGTTTGAGTCCACAAATCTCTTGCAGCTTGCCGGGATTGTGATTCTTCTCGGAACATTTTTCGGCCCGTTGATTCTCGCTGCAATCACGGCATATAAATCGAAATAAAATGGCCTACGATGAAAACAAAAAGCTTTTTGCCTACACTCTTTTTATGCAGTCTCTTAACCCTGAAGAGATTGCAGAGAAAATCAAACAGACCTTTGCGCTAAAAAAATTCGCCGCAAACACCGTCAGACGCTGGGCAGAAGATACCGACAAGAACGGTCTGACGTGGGAAGACCATCGTAATCGGGTTTTGCAGATCGCTCGAACACGGGTTGAAAAATCGTCGGCCAGTAAAATATCTGAAATTCAGGAACGGAATCAGAAAATTATTGAAATACTATACGACACACTCTTGACCGACCCAAAACTAAAAGGGTCAACCAAGGATGGCGTGGCATACGCAATCAAAACCCTCGATGAATTTAGCCTCAGATTGGAAGATCGTAAGGCCGGCGAACTTTCACCAATCATGATCATTCAAACCATGTTTGATATTTTTAATTCCATACCCGAGGTGCGCGGAGTTCTAAAAAAACATTGGCCGAAAATTACGCGGGATATTAACGCCCGAATGATGCCTATGCCGGCAAAAGAAATCACGTCTGAAAATGTCGTTGAGGAAGATTAAAAAATCATGCGCTACTCTGATGTCTTGGAATCTCTGCTGCATGAGGGTGAGCGCAATTTTGGTACGCCCCAAGAGAGCAACCGCAAGGGATATGCAATTGCCTACGGCAAAGATGATTTTTTAGCTTTTGCAAACCATGTAAAAAAGAATTACCAGATTGCCCATCATCATAAACTCATTGCCGAAAAGTTACAACTCATCGAACAAAGAAAAATTACCCGGCTCCTGATTTCGATGCCGCCGAGACACGGTAAATCGGAAGAAGTATCAAAACTTTTCCCGGCATGGTACAAAGGGCGCCATCCTGATCACGATGTGATTGTTTCATCTTATGCGGAGTCTCTGGCTAAAGAATTCAGCGGCGCCCAGTTAGACTACATTCAGTCCAGGGAGTTTCAAGATATTTTCCCCGATGTAAAACTCAAGAAAGATTCCAAAGCCAAAGTTGATTTTAAAACAACCGCAGGTGGTACTACTGTTGGTTCCGGCGTCGGCGGTGGTATCACCGGTAAAGGCGCACATCTGGCCATCATTGACGACCCCATAAAAAACTTCGAGGAAGCCCGATCGGAAACCATGCGGGATATTGTTTATAACTGGTATCAGACTACGCTTCTCACTCGGCTTGAAAAAGACGGCATCATTATTTTGGTAATGACTCGCTGGGACACGGACGACTTGGCCGGCAGAATTTTAGCCCGTGAAAAAAAGATCGAAGACGGCGGTCTCTGGGATGTTCTTACTTTACCGGCGATAAGTTCAGAAGGCAAAGCCCTCTGGCCGGAGAAATACGACATCAACGCTTTAAAGCAAATTCAATCGGCGATGTCTCCCTCTCACTGGGAGGCGATCTTTCAGCAAAACCCGATTGATGAAACGGAACGGGAGTTTCCGAAACTACAAAGGGATAACATTCCCCAGGGCAATATCATTGCGCCGTTTTTATATTTAGACCCAGCCTTCGGCGGCAACTGCGATGTCGCCCTGGTCGGCGGCGGAATTCTGGATTCAAAGGAATCTCCCTTTGACGGTCATCTTTTTATCACCTTCGGTAAACTTTGGCGATCAGGTATTGATGAAACCTACACCCGAGTGGATCGTTACTACAAAGAAATCGGGGCTCAAATTTTATATTACGAAAACAACGTGGGTCAATCGGCAATGGGGCCGTACCTGCGCGACATGGGTTTGCGTGTCGAAGGCATTACAAATATGCAAGAGAAGGATCTGCGTATCGTTACTTTTATTCGGCCAGTCTTACCCTACCTGCATTTTACCGAGGCAGTTGATCCGGATTTTATCCGCCGGTTGGAACTCTATTCTAAAGGCGTAAAACTCAAAGACGCGCCGGACGCTCTGGCTGGTTTAATCAAGGCGCTCGATTATCGTGGGCCGAAAAAGGTCGCCAATATTTTCAATCGTTATGATCAATTTTTCAACAAACTTTTAAATCGGTGGTAATATGAGCAAAGTAAAAGAAAAAAATTCTTTGGACGTTAGACTGGATTCCATGAGACATTCCGGTACCGGGATGGGAACGTCTCGCGACAAACTCACCGGCATGTCACCCGATGTAAAACGAGTCGACGATTCCACCGCAGAAGACTGGTATATGTCGTCCGGATTTTTTCAACGCGTGGTTGATGCGCCTGCTTATGATATGACCAGAAACTGGATTAAAGTAAAAGTCAACGGAGCCGACCATGAGCAAAGCGAGAATATTTCGCGCAAGATCATGAACCGCATGACAGAGCTTAAACTCAGGGAACGAATTTATGAATTGATAAGATTTTCGAGAATGTACAATCGAGGCGGTTGTTTGTACTACGTCATCACGGCAGAGCTTCCTCAAACTACATGGAAACTATCAGAGCCGCTGCCTTTTGAAAGTCTTAAAAAAATCAACGCGATTAACGTATTGCCGCCACGGGATTTTCAGGTTATTCCGGTTGCACAAAATCCCTTGTCGAGTTTATACCACAGCTACGATTACCGCATTGGCGGAATCTCTGTACATGAAAGTCGCGTTGCATGGTTGGTGAATTCATATTTCAAAAATAGAAATCGCGGAGTCTCTGCTATCGAAACGACCTACGACGCCATCATCGCACAAGAAACCGCGTTGTGGAGTGTCCGCACGTTGCTCTTTGAATTATCAGGAAAAATATTCAAGAAGAAAGGAATCGATTCTTTTAACCCGGAAAAGATGTCCGAATTCATGTACAAGATCACCAGTCTGTTTAATACCCAGGGCGCCATCGCCCTGGATATGGATGAGTCGCTGGATCGCTTAAACTCTGCCGCTGGTTTTACAGGTTTAAAAGACATGATGGAATTTATCTGGCAATTTTTGTGCGCAGTAAGTTCGATACCGCGAACTCGCATGATGGGGCAAACATCGGGTATCGTCAGAGCCGATCAGGATGTCATCGGTTATTATGACTGGATCGCCTCACAGCAGGAATTACAGCTTAAGCCGATTCTCGAGAATGATGTGAAAATGATTATTCATGAACAAGATGGCGAGGTCTATAAAGAGTTAAATGGCCATCCTGAAAATCTTGATTGGGAAATTATTTTTAATCCGTTGTATTTGCCGGATCCACAAGACGCGGCAAAAATACGTTTGATCGATGCTCAAACCGATCAGATATACATAACCACAGCGGTTCATTCCCCTTCGGAAATCAGAGCAAAACGACAACCCGAGCTTGAACCCTTTGGCGCAGATGAAGACCAGCCGCTGGATTTAAAAGAACCGCCTGTGCCAGAGATGGATTTTAACGATAAACAGCCAGGAGACTTGACGAATCCTGAAAATCGGGATGCCAATGTAAAACCAAAAAAAGAGACATAAAACAACATGACGAAAATAACGATTTTCCGGCCTGTTTTTATGGGTTCTCATATGGAACGTACAAATATCCGGTTTCGCTACAGGAAACCACAGGAAACCAAAAGAAACCGGTTTCGTGGTTTTATACAAAAGGGTTCGAAGTGACATAACATGTATCCGTTACACTTAGAAAAACAAAACGAAGAACTCTATGCCTGGTTATTTAAAAAAGGCTCAAAACCGGTTCAATCGGCGGTAATTGATTTTATAAAAACAAATTACGATAAACTGGTACCGAATCATATCAAATCTGACTCATCAGATTTAAATCCGGGTGTTCGCCAAACTTCCCAGGCGAGATTTGACGAAGAAAGTTTGAGAGATTTTCTGGTTCGTCTTCGCGCTGAACACGGCAACCTTCCGATTTCATCAGAAACGTACCAAAAGCAAATCGCTCTCAATTTCAGACTGATCGATGCTCATGCAAAAGCTCTGGTTGAAAAATCTGTTGAGAAAGCGATTAAGCAAGAAACTGTAAATACATTATCAGGGCTTAAACAATCTGTTGGAGGTATCGACCTTACTAAAAATCTTACGCAGGATTTCTTAAAGAGAACAATACATGAGAATGTAGGACTTATAAAAATACTCCATACCGATTACGTGGATTCTGTTGAGAAAGTTCTTCTCGATGGATTTCTCAATGGCCATTCACAAAAGTCTATTATCGACTCTATCGTTCACACTACCGGTGTTCATGAAAGCACGGCTCGTTTTTGGGCGCAAGATCAGTCGGGCAAATTTTTCGGCAGCGTAACCAAAGCTCGATCAGAGGCCGCCGGTTTTCCCGGGTACATCTGGAGAACTCAGGGTGATGGCCGCGTTCGAGACATTCATCGACGCCTTGAGGGAACCTATCATCGATGGGATGATCCGCCATCGGTGCCATCAAATAAAGGCGGGCCGATTCGAAAATTACACCCGACGCAAGATTATCGATGTCGTTGCTGGGCAGAATCGTCGCTTGGCGAGCATGAAGCGGAAAGACAGTATGAAGATCCATTGCCGACGGGAGCTTATGAAAAATATGGAAAAAGTGAAGAAGATAAACGAAAGGAAGATGTTGATCCGATTCACATAGAGAGAGCCAGACCTCTAAAAGATATTTTTCACTTGCCTGGCAAATTACAGGTAACACAAAACTATGTCGAAAATACGATATGGAGTTCGCCTTACGAAATTGGCTCCGTCTTTAAAAATGGCAAAGAGTTTTTCAGTAAACGAGGGACGGTCTCAATGCTAAAATTCCATGCAGATGAATGCGCTATGATGGAAAATGCAACATTGATACATAATCATCCGGAAGGCACTCCGTTTAGTATTGAAGATTTGGAGCTTGCTATAAAAAACAAATTACACGAAATGGTAATTATAGCCGGTCCGCCTCATAGTCGTAAATATGTAATTAAACCAAAAATAAAGCCGGAAGATTGGAATGCGTTTCTATTGAAAAGAAACGAAATCTATTTAGAAGTCAAAAACGAAATAAAGACGCCTGGCCGAAGACGATCAGCGAAATTAGAAATAGAAATCAGGGAAAAAATATTGACAAGGCTTTCCAAAGATTATAAATTAAACTTTGAGATCATACAATTATGAACGAATTAATTACAATTGATTCCGGCATTCCCGAAACTTCATCAATCTGTTTTAATTGCGACAGGGAAACTGGTATCCGAAAATGCGAAGCGTTTCCTGATGAAATTCCGCTGGCAATCTGGCTTGGCTATAATGACCATAAAATACCTTTCACCGGTGATCACGGTATAAGGTTTAAACAGTATAAAACCAAACCCGCCTAATCTGTTAAATTCTTGACATTCTAATTCCATTTTCTAAAATCAAAGCTCAAATCATGAATGATTCAGATTCAAATAATTTTGTATTTCCTGAGCCTGCTTCTTGGGATCCAAATGACCATCATGCAAATCTTGTTTGGTGTCGATGCGTGGTGGTGCCAATGTCTCAAAACGAGAAAATTGCTGCCATGATTTCCAGAATGGATTCCGTATTGATAAAGTATTATCAAGACCATCCTGCCAAAAAAACTATCATTTTTAAACACCACAAAAACTAGCTTCTCAAAAAAATCCAGAGACATATCGGACAATTCAGACGCATTGGTTTATAGCGGCCTTGCTATTTTAAAACCTTTGTGTTATTTTCTGGCATACTATTTATGCCGCAACTACTTAGATATGATCGTGGAGCCATCAAAGCCGTAGAAACCGGAGAAGGTTTTTTACGCGCCAAAGTCGTGATGGCCGTGCCTGGCGTTTACCCGTACATGGATGCAGCAGGTTCGGTTAAACTTGAAGCAAAGCTTCCCGATGAATTATCAAACAAAGTTACCATTGCCACCGCAGATGGAAAACCTGCCACAGACGGGCATCCTCCCAAAAGCGATAATCATGGTTTGGTCGTTTCTGATAATTATCAGAGGTACACAAAAGGCTCTATCACATCGCCTGCCTATGAAAACGGAGAGCTTGTTTCTTACGTAACGGTTTACGATGCCGCTCTTATCAAAGATATTCTGGAAAAAAGAAAGGTACAAGTTTCGCTTGGCCAATTGATTAAGTTAGATACTACTCCCGGAAATTTTAACGGATATCGGTATGACTCGGCACAACGCAACATTCGAATCAATCACCTTGCCTTTGTAGAAGCCGGTCGACTTGGCGACAAAGCAAAAATCATTCTCGATGAAAAAGACTTACCCGAAGGCGCGGCCGTGCGCGTCGATAACGCAGAGCTTCTCGAAAACGCAAAAATTAAAAATAATTTTGAAAATAAAAGTGAACCCAATAAAAAGGAGAATAACACAATGGGAGACATCGTCCTCAAACAAGATTCAGAAGATTACGCTCTGTGGAAATCAATCAAAGGTTTTTTTAAAAAAATCAGCGATCCACGCAATGACGCCGCTGACAAGGGGAAAGTAACCTGCCCTGAATGCGGTGCCAAGTTTGCGCCCGATCAACGCAGTGATGCCAGCGATGCAAAATCCGCTGATTTGCAAAAACGTATGGATTCGATGCAAATCACCATCGATACGTTGCAGGCTCAAAACACCGCATTTAAAGGCGAGCTTGAAAAAACAAGAAATGATTCTTTAACCGATGCCGCGCTTGGCGAACGAATGAAACTCATCGACATGGCAAAATCCGTCAGACAAGATTTCAAACATGACGGCCTTTCTAATCGAGATATCAAACTCAGCGTTATATCGACCAATCTTCCTTATACGACGGGAACCGATATCGCCAAACTCGATGATGCTCATGTCAACGCTCGTTATGACGCAGCTTGTGAACTCGCCAAAGTAAAAGCCTCTCAGCAACCAAACTCAGAAACAAGTTTCATGAGAGTCGATGAAGCCGATCTCAAAAAGAAAAAAGAGGAACGCCTGAATCTCCATAAGGTTTCATAAGGTATAACTATGAATTTTAATATTTTTAAAAAAGACGATAAACGTAAACCCATTGCACAAATGAATCCGGCTGAATTGGATAAATTTGTCGCTGAAATGGAAAAGGCTTCTGCTGAACTCGAAGCAAGTGAAAAAGAACTCAATGAACTGGCAGAGACTTTAACCCAAAAAGAAGAGTCTCTCAAAACTCTTGAAAAAGAATTAACTGAGCGATCAAAAAAAATCAGTAACGGAAAAAACAACGAGGCAAGCGAACCTGAAACGAAGAAGAACAAACATTCAGCAGAATTACTGGCTCATGCCAAACTTGCAAAAGTTGATAAACCGGAAAAATTTTCCGGCAAAGAATTGAAATTAGAAATCATTCAACGGGGTTTCCCGTTCGGCGTTGGAACGGCGACTCATGATCTCAGTCAAGAGATTTTAGACGCAAGATTTGAAATGGCCGTCGAAGCCCTCGAAGCCCTCGAAGCCCTCGAAGCGCAAGGTAAAAAATAAGGAGCGAAATTATGTCAATACCTCAAGGTTCATTAAACAACAATTCGATTCCCAATCTCGGCGAAATCGTAGAGATCAAGGATGGCGAACGAACAATCGGCGATAGAGTCGCCGAAACTGATATTCCCTTTGGTCTCGGCATCGTACAAGGCGCTGCCGCACACCAGGCAAAAATACCTGCCTCTGCGGTGAACAAATTTCTGGGAGTTGCCAGATCACATTTTGGAGCCTCTGGTATTGCCAGTGACAAATATCTTGCCGGCGACCAGGTCGATTTCGTTGATAACGGCGTTATCTCTGTACAAGTCGAAGAAGCCGTTGATCAAAATTCGGCGGTACGTGTTCGACACACAGCCGGAGCCGCTGGAACCGCGCCCGGTCAATTTTGCACCACTGCCGATGCCGGTAAAACCATGCTTTTAACCGGAGCAAAATTCAAAAGCTCAACCACCGGCGCAGGCCGCGCGGCTCTGGATTTAAGCGGAGTTTTTACACAAACCGCTGATGTATAAGTTATGAAAATTAAAATAAAATGGAGAATATAAAATGCCACAACCAGAAGTAAGAGTCGATTCACCCTTTACGCAGGAAGACCTGTCTTATATCGAAAGCCAGATTTACGAAGTTCCCAAGCATGAACTTGTCGCAAGACGAGTGGCCAGGGTAAATACATCGTTTGATCCGGATGCGTTATTTATCAAGTATTACTGGTTTAACCCCAAAGGTTCTGCCAAGATTCTTCGCGCGGGCGCCAATGCAAATGACATTCCCGTCGTTGGTCTCGATGGCGGCAGCGAGACCGTCGAGGTCTACGACATTGCCACTGCCCTGAGACATAACCTGCAACAACGCAAGGCTTTTCAAATGGCCAGAAAGCGCGGCGTCAATGCGGATATTGATACCATGCAAATGGCGGGCGGCGGCAGATTCGTCGCTGAAACTGAAAACAGGTTGTTTTTTATCGGCGATGCAAAGCTCGGTATAAAAGGTACGCTAAATCATCCTGGTATTACAGCAGAGGATATTTTAGCCGATGGTACCGGAGCTACCGACGCAGAAAAGCGATTGTTCAAAAATAAAACTCCTGAACAAATTCTGGCAGTAATCACCAAAGGCAGAAAGGCTTCTCGTCAAGGCGGATTGTTTAATCCAAACACGATCATCATTACGCCAGACGCAGAGGAAGAACTCAACGGGCGTTTGATGACAGGTTACAGCGATGTTACCGTTCTTGAATGGCTACAGAAAAAAGCCAAATTCACAAAGTGGATTGCAACATCGGCAATGTCAGCCGGCAACAACGGCTTTGCCACAGATTGCTTCTGTATCATCGATGATAACCCTCTCTACATCGAGCTGGGTGTTATTCAAGAGATGATGCTGTATCCGCCGGTTTATGATATCATGCAAAACGCAGATCAGGCGCTCGTTGAGCGTTGCGTTGGCGCGATCATCAGACACCCAGGCATGGTGTATGTCGGCAAAGGTTGCTAAAATCAATTAATTAAAAAGGCAAAGGAATAAGTAATATGAAGATTAGAAATCAATTACGCCTCACCCCGACCCTCTCCATGTGGAGAGGGCGCAGGATAGGTTTACTTTGTCTTTATGTTATGTTTTTTCTGGCATCTTGCCAAAGCGTTCAAACTGTAAAATCGGTTGAGGCAGAAAGACAACGAACAGAGGCTGCGATTGAAATTATTTCACAAAGTAATTTATCGAAACCAGAAAAGAAAATATTGATCACGGAATTTCGAGCTAAAGACCGAATCATTGAATCGCAAAGTAACGATGTTACCAATGCCCAGGGCAAGGTCGACAAAATTCAAAAGAAGAATGTGTCGATGGCAATTGAAGTTGGTTACGGCAGAGTTTTAAAATGGATTATCTTCTTTGTCATTGTAGGAACTATTTTGTTCATCGCCTTTAAAATTGCAAAGAGGTTCGCATGGCTGTAATCGTTGCCGATTTGCAATTATTTCATAGCCTGCCGGCTCTTGATCCAGACCCAAAATTGCAGGCATATCTTGACTTTGCAACGCGACAAGTCAAGCGCGACGGGATCACTGAGTCTCATGCTGATTTTCCCGATCTGGTCATTTTTTGTGCCAGTTCTATTCTTGAAAAAAAAGGAATTATCTCCGGAGCAATCTCGGCGAAAACCATTGCCGATATTTCGACAACATTTAAAAATTCACCAGATGAAACCATCGAGTCATGGAAGGATGCTTATACGTCGCTACTGGCATCGGTTAGAGGATTTGGTCACAGGGTTGTATAACATGACATATGTATTCATTAAATACATTCTCATAATTAACCTGATTCTTATTACGGGATGCAATAACATGGCTTCACGAGTTACAGAAAAAAACTTCAACCTCGACGATATTATTGCCGGTCTTGATGAGATGGCAAAGCACAAAATAAACATTGGGCCCGTTGCCAAAGACGATGCGCATATACTACTTATCGCGGGAGCGAATGAATATGGCGCCACGATAACTCCTAAAAAGGGTAAATTTTTGGCAGTACCTCTTTGTAAAGAAGCTCGTGGTAAATCCCCAAAAAACTTTCAAGATCAATTAGTTCGAGTCGGTTCAGTACTGTATAAAAAAGGCGGTAAAAAAGTCGGAAAGGAAATGTTTGTTCTGCTGAAAAAAGTAGTTATTCCTGAACGCTCTTTTCTTCGGGCAACTGCGGATAGTTCAAAAGTTCTTGAGTATGCAGTTGGCAAAACTCAACTTGCGATGGATCTGTTTATACACGGGAAGACACCCGCCATAGAGGTTTTGAATGCTATTGGGTTAGCGTATCAAGCAAAAGTCCGTGAACGGATAACCAGCAACATTTCGCCTGGCAATAGCCCGTTGACCATTGCCTTAAAAGGTTCGGGAAAAAAGACTCTCAATGATTCAGGCAGACTACAACAATCTATTGATTTCGAGGTCGTTCATGCTTGAGCATTTTCAGGAATACATGAGCCTCATTGAAGTTACGCCTGTAACCAAAGCCAAACAGGCTATGAGAGAAGTACACACTGATGGCACACCATACTCTATTTCTGCCGCCGTTTTCAGGCTTTCTGGTCGAGACGTAAAAAACGCACCAGAGGGTCAATATACCACTGAAGATATTAAAATTTATTTAGAACCAGATGCTGCCAAACCAGTTGCGAAAGGTTTCAAAATCAACGTCAACGACGGCGAAACTTACATTGCCCAGGCTCCAAAACCAAGAGAAGAAGGTAATTTCGTTATCGTGATGTGCAAGAAGGTTGTTGTATGATTGATGTCGTTAAACTCGAAACTGTACTTGTTGCGATGGAAACGGCCATTGGCATTTCAGGTTACGAATCGGAGCATGTTTTCGATAAACCGGTACTTCCCTATTTTTCATATAAAATTACTTTGGATGATGAAGACGAAAAATATCAGGAAATCCGGGTTGAGGAAGAAATCACAGACCCGACCGTATATCCTGAAACGGTTTCCCGATTTGGCGAAGCTGTCATTTCTCTAAATTTTTTCGGAAACGATGGCAAGGATTTAAGAGCCAAGATGAAATTAGCCAAAGAATTTCTCGAAGAAACGCCGCTTTGGGATGACATGACCCCGTATGAATTTACAGGAATTCAAGATCGATCTACGTTTTTGGAAACCGATTGGGAGAAACGTTTTGGTTTTGATGTAAAGATTTCTAATATGAATTCAAAATCGGTGACTACGCCTGCAATTGATATACCGGCGACGATAGCGGGCATCGAGTTAGAGGTAACGACATAAGGAGTGACTATGGCCAGAGATAAAAAAAACGATAACGATACCCAAAACGCGGAATCAACTGATTTTTCGATAAACGATAAAATCCGCATGGTTACAGGCCAGCAGATATATGAAGGCTACGTGATTAAAACCGATGCGAAATCAAAAACACCAATCGTCGTTTGTTTGATCGATCATCTGGCAGATACAGAACAAGAATTTTGCCGAATGGTGCGGTCACAAGATATCGAGAAAATAAACGAATAAGGAAAATAATATGTCTTTAGTAAATGACTTAAAAATAAATATTTTGTTGAACACAAAGGCGCCAACCGTAAAAGGTTTTGGTCGATCTCTGTTATTTTCAAAAAGAACCGCAGCCGGAGCGCCTGCCGGTCTTATCGGTACTTCTCGTGTCTATTCTGAAGCCGCTGAAATGATCGCCGATGGTTACACGGTGAATGATCCTGAATACAAGATCGTAAGCAAGTATCAATCTCAAGAGGTAAAATCTGCTGATCTCGTTGTTTACACCGGAGACGATGCCAACCCTGAAGAAGTATTGCTAAATGACGCAAAATCCCAAATTGATTGTTACGGTCTGTTAAACACATCAAGGATAAAAGCCGACTTACAAGCCACAGGAGACTGGGCTTTGGCAAACGAAAAGATGTTCATTGGCGGCACAGACGATGTTACTATTGGAGCCGCCCGAAACAATATTCGCGAAGCGTATTTTTTGCATACAAACAATGCGTTGTTTGCCGAAGCCGGAGTTTCCGGTCTTTGTTTTCCGCAAGATATCGGTTCTATTACATGGAAGTGGCAAGAACCTGCGGGGATGATTGCAGCAGCATTTACCGCGACCCAACTCAATACGATTAAAACCAATAACTGCCAGACTTTTGAAAGTGTCGGTGGTTATGTAATGTCGAATAATGGAATCACAACCGGCGGTCAATTTATCGACATCATCATGATTCGAGACCTGATTTACGCAAGACTGTTTGAAGCTCTGATTTTTGAATTTCGAGGCGGAAAGGTTTCTTTGGATAATCCCGGATTAATGAGAATCGAAGCCGTGATGCGTAATGTCTTTGGATTGATTGGAAAAGCCGGTATTATTGCGCCTGTTGTCACAGAAAAAGACAAAGTAAATTCTGACATGGGAGCCTATCAATACATGCTAACTATACCCGATTATAATGATATTGCGACCGCCGATATCGCACTGCGAAAAGCAACGGGAATAAAAGCTAAAGTCAGAGCCTCTGGTAAAATGCATTCTGTAGATATTGGAATCGAGATATTCGTTTAAGGAGAAATTATGAAAGTTGGAGTTTATAATTCTAAAAAAGTTACCATCATACTGGGTACACATGTTGTTGTCGGTTTCAATGGAAAGAAAGTTTCAATAAAGGCAATCACCAAAAAGAAATGGGAATCTGAAGGCGGTGTGGATGGCGATGTCACTCGCTCTCTGAATCATGACAAGCGTTACGAGTTAGAATTTGAACTCAAAAGTGAAAGCCCATCAAACAAGGTACTGCGATTGCTTTCAGCCACAGACGAAGTGGCCTTCCCTGTTCTCGTCAAAAACAAGTCAGGCGGCGAGTACACAGGAGGCGGCACTGAAGGTTGGGTCAGTGAACGCACAGACAGAGAGTTCGAAAGCAAAAGCAAACCGATTACATGGAAGGTTGAAGTCGCCGACTACGACGAAGCAGATTTATAATATTTAAAGAAAAGTCTAAGGAGTATAATCATGTCAATAAAATTAAAAAATCCAGTTATTGAAAAAGTTCTTGAAAATGGAAAGGTAATCATTATCAAATTTGGCGACGGCTTACGTTATCGCCTGCAACATCCCGGTAATCGCGATTATCTACAATGGCAAAAAGAGCATTATTCCATGACTGCCGGTTTTGATCAAGAGGCCATGCTTGATAAATTTTTCGAGTATTGCGTAATACCTGAAGACCATGACAAAAAACCCGAACTGGATAATATTTTGCCAACCGAGGTAACCGCCTGGTCAACCCTTATGCACAAATTTTTATCAGGCGATGTTCAGTTGGTTATCGAGAAGTCAGCGGGAAAAAAAAATCAAAAATCCGGAATGGAGGCTGAACAGTAAAGAGATCAGCCATGAAAAACGTATAGAGGCCGCCTATCACAGAATAAAAGAAACTGAATGGTTATACTGGGAACCAATTCTTGCCGGATTGGTTCCAGTATCAAAGGCTGAATACGATCAAGCTCCTCCGTCGTTTTTATATGAGATGAATGCTCTGGCAAGAATCAAGGCAGAGATGGAAAACGAAAAATACGAAAGAATGTTTGGCAATTCAAATAACGGGAATCCATAAAACAAAATGTCTGTACGAAGCCTCAACATAGAAATCGATCTGAGCGGAAAAAGTCCTTTGGATGCCTTGCATCGTATCAATCAGAAAATGTATGAGTTGATAACTGGCGGCAAAGGAATGGCACATCAAATGACTGAAGCCGAACAGCAGATGATGCATTTCGCGAACACGACCGGTGTCACAAACAGTCAAATGGAACATATGATCGCAACGGCCAGAAAAGACATTCATCTCGAAAAAGAAATGAAGGCGGCAGCAACGGCGGCAGGTCTAACCGAAGATGAGTTAAAACGAGTTAATCAGCAATTAAAACATATCGATCCAAATGCCGAACAAGCCGGTGGCAAACTTGGTAAACTCGGAACGATCATGAAAGGCGCGGCCATATATTTCGGTTTTTCTGTTCTTAAAGGTTTTAACGACCGAATTATTGCAGACTCAAATCAAACTGAGAACGCTCTGATTGGTTTTAAAACCGTCGTTAAAAATACGCTCGGAGCCGGAATGGAAGATGCCGCTGTTGATGCGGCTAAACGATTGGTTACAAGTTTAAAAGGTTCAATGGACGAGTCGTCCGTTCAAATGTCGATAAAAAATCTGTTAAACACAGGTTTCAGTCTCGACCAGGCAACGGGACTCATTGAGAAGAACGCCTACATGGCCTCTATCAATAGGCAGTCACAATTTGCAAATATCTCTGATGCGGTAGTTACGTACACCGAAGGTATTAAAAATAACAATGCCATGTTGACCGATTCAACTGGTATCTCGGAGAACCTTTCCGTAACACTGAAAAAGCAAGGTCTCAGCATGGATGGCTTAAATAATGCCGCGACTAAAGGGGCGGTTATTCAGGCTATTTACAATGCGCACACCAAAGAGGCGGGGCAGTATCAAGAAGCATTTAATACGCAGATGGCTGGCTATCAGGGATTAGTAGCCAAAAATAACGTCGGTATGAAAGTGATGCTCTCTCATCTTGGAGATATGGTAAAGGTTGGTTGGTCGCCGTTACTTGCAATTAGCGGGGCGATTCTTGATTTTTTTAATGCAGGAGAAAAAGGTATTGGTCGATTGCATATGGCTCTTGTACTCTTAGGCTCAGTCGCCCTGGTCGCCGTCATTAAATATTTAAAACTTTATAAAATTGCGACCTATGAGGCAGCGGTAGCAACCGCAGTAGAATGGGCTATCGCGCTGTGGCCTATCTTTGCCATTGCGGCCGGAATTGCGTTTTTGTTAATTTTATTCGATGATATTAAAAACTGGATGGCTGGCAACAATTCCATGATTGGTAACTGGTTTGGCGATTATGACGGTTCAAAATTCCAGAAAATTGTATCGTTTTTTAAAAAAGTATGGGAATTTGCAAAACAATATGGTAAATACATCATCATGGCGATATTTCCTCTTTCTATATTGTATTTCTGCTTTGATGAGATAAAAGCAGCCTTCTTCGGCCTGATAAATCTTTTCAAGAAAGCATTCTCTGGCATTGGAAAGGTATTATCTGCTATCATTCCAAACATGGCTCCGATCAATGTTGAAGCTCGTGCAATGGGAGGCTCCATTGAACCCAATAAACCATACCTCGTAGGAGAAAATGGCCCAGAGCTGCGCACCTTTGGTTCCAGTGGCAGCATTACACCCAATCATAAGCTTGGCGGAAAATCTTCAAATATAAATATAACTATAAGTATCGATGCACGAGGCGGTTCATCGTCTAATGCCCGTTCGATTGGCGAGGCCGCCAAAAATGCTATTCTTTCTGCCATTCCATCCATTCGCGCACAACTTGGTCTTGAGGACTCATTCGCATGAATTTTACAGATGCCCTAACCTTAATTGGCGGTTCTCGTCCGTTTTTGTCAGACGGCGAAATTGATATGTATATCGGCGTTATCACCAGTGAATCGGCGTCGTTACCTGTAGAGACTACTGACCATGCGATTGAAAATGGTTCAACGGCTCAAAGCCATGCGAAAATTTCCCCGGAAACATTCTCCATTTCAGTAAAGATGGGCGGCGGGTTCTCTTTAAGTAAAGCCATTTATAATGCCATTACAGACCCGCGAATGCCAGAGCTTACCGTTGCTGAAAAAATCGAAAAGTTGAGAGAATGGAGAAAACACAAACAGCTATTAACCTACAGCGGACCTCGACCTGGTTATGCATTACTGTATCAGACCAGATCAATGCTAGAAGAAAATATTATCATTACGGGTTTGGAAGAAGCTCGCACAAACAAGACCGACGCCTGGGATATTAGCCTTTCATTTAAACGAATGAATATCGTTAAAGCCATGATGACAACAATAAATTTGCCGGGAACTCCGCAGGCTGGCCAGACGGCTAAACAAACTGATGCAACCAAAAAACCTCCCAAAGATGGTTCGATGTGGTATAAAGGTGTTAAGGGTTAAACGTAATCATGGAATACCTAAATTTCCAAAATACAGAAATTCCAATTGCTAAGACCTTCGAGATTGAAGGTAAAAACTACATTGCAGAAATTCATTATAATAAATTTGGCGATTTCTATACTCTATATTTAAAACAAGAATCTGGAGAAATGTTGTATACCACAAAACTAACTTACGCCTGGGAAACCTTACATGCGGCTATACCCAATATCTTTTCACAAAGTATTTTGCCATTTGATTCTATCGATCTGGAAACTGGTACCTTATCGCACGACAGAATCGGTAAAGATAATTTCGATAAAGTGAGGTTATACCTTGTTTGATCTGCAAATCGAATTATTAATCAACCAGCGAATGTTGACTGCTCCGCCCATGACCATTGAGGCTGAAATTGAATTTAGCCGCGCCGGCAAAGGTTCGACAATGGAGCTTTCGATTTATAATGTTTCTCCGGCTACCAAAAAAGAATGCGAGCAAAAAGCCGGAGAACCCGCCAAAATTATTTTAAACTGCGGCTATGCCGATGAAGGTGGTAAATCGACTGTCTTTATGGGTGATATTATCAAAACAGATATTGAGCCAGGTATCGATGACCACTTTAAAATTACATCGGTAGATGCAACGGCAAAATTCTTAACCGTTCCAATTTCTGTATCGTATAAGTCAAAGATGAAAGCCTCGCAACTCATTGCCGATGTTGCCTCACGAGCCGGAATTACGGCAATGACAATCGACCTTGAAAATGACAAGGAGTATGAAACCTATGCAGTGAATTCACCTTTCGGCCAATTTCTCGACCGAATCAGCAACAAGAATGAAGCAAATACATTTTACTATTTTCGCCAGGGTCAACTTATTTTTCGTAATAATAAACAAGATACTGCCCAAGCTATCGTTTTAAATCATAACACTGGTCTTTTGTTCGCAGAGAAAATTGAAAAAAATCAGAAAAAAAGTGTAATCAAAGGCAAGGCAATTTTTCAAAACAAAATGACGGCTGGTTCATACCTGGTGATCAATAGAGACAATGTCCAGGGCAATTTTATTGTCGATAAAGGCAAACATCAAATTTCATCACAATCAGAATCAGTAACCGAATTTGAGGCGGTACCTTTGTGAACTTTATCGAGGAATGGGTGAAACTACTTACCGATTTTAGAAGCAAAATTGGCAAAGAAATCATTTATGGTGGTATTGGTAAAATAGAGAGTTTTGATAAACAAAAGATGCGCGCCGATGTTCAACCTTTACTTTTTCAAACTTCAAAAGGTTCACGAATTAATAATGCCATCATCCCGCAGGTACCGGTTCAGTTTTTATTTTCAGGAGGATTTTATATCAGACCGGATTATAAAAAAGGTGATTTGGTTTGGCTCGGTTATGCTACGTTTGCGATTGAGAATCAACTCAAAGGCCATTATGAAGCAACCAACGGTGCAACAAACCATGAACATACTTTGAGCGTGATGAACGGTGTTGCTATGTCGGGGTGGAATTCTCCACCGGAGTTTTCAAAAGCCGGACTTTTATTGGGACACAAAGATTCCGGTCTATGGCTGCAAATTACAGATACAGAAATAAACGGCAAAGGCACAAAGTTTAATTGGGAAGGCGATGTAAATGTAACCGGTAAAATAAAGGCAACTCAAAACATCGAGACAGATGCCGATGTCAAGGCTCTTGGTAAAGTTAAAGCGACTAAAAATCTTGAAACCGATATGGATGTAGTTTGGTTGGCGTCTGCAACACCTACACATGGCATATCACATATGCATCCAACAGCAGCGCCTGGTTCGCCTTCGCCGGCAACGCCGGGGTCATGAGGAATATATGCCATTACCAGTAAAAGATATATTAAAATCACAAATAATTGCAGCCTCTCCGCAGGGCGTTGCCTTTGACCAATGGGCAGATAACCTGGCACAAATTATTTTAAATACCATAACGGCGGCAACCGTAACCGTAAACACTGGAATTCCAGTGGCAACGGCAGGATCACCGGCAGCACAAACCGGCGCAACGACGTCGCCTGGCACAGGAAGTTTATCATGAAGTGTATAGAAGTCATCAACGGAAATTTTAACAGGGTCAATGGTCGAACGCAGGTATTGACCGGAGATAAAGCATTGAAGCAACGGATCGAACATAGTTTGAAATTATTCCGCAATGAATGGTTTTTATCTAATTCAAAGCAGGTTAACTGGCTGAAATATTTTCGGCAAAAATATATCACAGAGCTATTTCTCAAAAAGGAAATCAAAGATGTAATCTTACAGGATTCAGAAGTCAAATCCGTAGAATCGATTGAATTGAGCCTCGTCAGTGATATTCGACAATTGCAGGTTAAATGTAAGGTTCAAAGCACTTATGGTTTCATAGGAGTCACTGTCTAATGTTTGGCGTAACTCCACAGGGCTATGTTCGTAAAAAGTATCAAGATTGGTTGGCCGATCTGCAAACCAAGGCGCGCACGTCACAATTTTTTGGCTCCGATCAGGATTTATCAGACGTCGATCCTGTTGGCATTGTAATAAAACTCATGTCGTATGCGCTTGATCAACAAGAACAAAAAGCAGAAGATACGTATTATGCGTTATATCCCGATACAGCGGAAGGTGTTTCTCTTGATCGAGTGATTCATATCGGCGGAGAAACAAGACGGCCTCAACAACATGCAACGGTAGTATTAAGATTCTTTGGTTCTCCAGATTCTCCCATCGGAGTTGACGAAATTGTTGCGACTTCTCAGGGACTTCAGTTCAAAACAATCTCAACAGGAATTGTTGCCGTCGATCATGTTGATATCGTCGCCCAGTGTGTAACGCCCGGAAAAATTGGTATCGTGCCGGCAGGTTCGATCACTACGATGGTGACATCCATAACCGGTATAACCTCGGTAACAAACCCAGAGGCTTCTCGAAGCGGACGAGACCAAGCGTCTGATGTTGAAGCCAAGTATGATTATAAAACGGCAAAAACCGGCTCAGGCGCATCAATTGCGTCGTTAATTCGATCATTAAATTTATTAAATGGCGTGAACTTTGCCTTTGTAAATGCAAATGAAAAAGATGTTACGGATGAAGAAGGTCGACCGGCTCACTCCATTGAAGTCGTTATCGATGGTGGAAATTCGACAGAAATTGCTAATGTACTTTGGAAACATTATGTAGGTCTTCAATATCTTGGTTCGAATTCAGTTCAAATAACTGCCGAAAATGGTCAACCGTTTGAGATGAGATGGAATGTTCCTGCTGATAAAGCGGTTTACGTGGACATTGTCATTACAGCAGGCACAGGCTGGAAAGCTGCCAATTTGGTACTTATAAAATCTGCGGTTATTAAATACATCGGTGGAATCGATACCATTATACAAGGTGGCGTAATCATTCAAAATGAATATCAGGGAATTGGAACGGGCAAAGATATTCATAGCCATAAAATTGAAGCTATGATTGATGTGCCAGGCGCAAAGGATGTTACAGCATCCCTTAGTTTTAGCTCTCCGGTCACATCAGGAACACGGTATTTGCATTGCCTTGCGAAAGATCGGCCATATACAGATAATGCGAAGGTAAATATCAGTGTCGTATAATGATTTACTTGAGAAAATTCCAACGTCGCTATTTCCATCTGGAAGCGACTTGCATAAACTGCTTCAAATATTTTTTGAGGGTCTTGATGAAATTGACGGTAGATTACTGCAAGTCAAAAATCTGCGAGATATAGATAGTCTTAGCGGTATTAATTTAACCAAAACAGGATCGCTGATTCGAGCCAGATGCCGCGAACTTAACGAATCTGATGGTTCTTACAAAACCGTTATTGACCTTGAAAATCGAAGAACTTCGGCGTCTGGTTCTATTCCAGATATTTTAAAATCTTTAAGTTTAATCAGTAATAATCTGGCACAATACCAAATACATGAAGGTTTTAAATTTGGGTTACCTGGTGTGTTGCGCGTTGTTTTGACGGGCGGCACAAACGGTTTTGCGCCTGATGATAAATACCTGTATGCCATCGAAAATCATGCAGCAACGGGAATGCGTTACAGCATATTAAACGAGTTCTCATTACTTGGCGCAACAATGATTTTAAAAACAATCATATCGCAAAATGGCTGGGATAATACAAGTCTTCTCGATAACTTACAAGTTTTCCATGTTCAAAAAAACTGGTTAAATATACAAGACATCGCCGTAGGTAACGGAGCCGAGCCAGGAGGAATTTTGCGAGAGGCCCAGCAAAATGACACAGGTCTACAAAATGAATTAATCAGGGTCTCCGTTTCAGCAATTGTAAATACAGATACCGGTCGCAGTTATTTGGCGACCATTTCTCCGCAATTTGGCGGAATCAACGTCAATGAAGTCGCCGGATTTAATAATACGGGCGATCTTGTTGCGATAAAATCTTTTCCATCATTACCATTGAGCGATCAAATTAATAACGATTTCATGATTTCGGAGGACTACCATGCCTAATTTAATTGAGACCATTGCACAGTTATTTATAAAACCACTTTACGATATTTTTAATTCCGGTACAGGGCATCCAGCCACAAACCCAAAATGGGAAGTTGGCGCAATGCCGAATGATCCTGATAAGGTCAGTCAGGAATTGTATCGGTTATACTCTAATGATAATTTTTTGGATTTAAATAAAATATCAAACAGTCCCGTTCAAGCGGCAGATTTAAACACAATTGCACCGACAAATAAGACTACGGCATTTTGGTTTGATGCGGCGTCTGCAAATATCCCAGCGCCTGATCTCGGTAAAGGAATTCAAATCGTAGAAAGTTCAACGGCAAAGACTCAAATGGTTTCAACGGAAACCAGTAACCGATTGTTTATTCGTACTCAGATTGGCGGGACATGGGGAGGTTGGAAAGAGTTCGCGAATAAACTCGGAGATAATACACAGAGGTTTAAGATTGCCGATGCGGTCTCATCAGATGAGGCGGCCTCGAAAGGTCAGCTTGACACGAAAGCCTTATTGGGAGGTTTAAATACACAAACCTTTAAGGCTGCAAACGGTGCTGCCTCCGATGATGTTGTAACAAAAGCGCAACTTGACACGAAGGCCGCATTAGGTGGCTCAAATACTCAGGTGTTCAAAGCCGCGACAGCGAACGCAGCAGACGACGTTGTTAGAAAAGATCAACTGGATGCGATTTATACAGAGCAGGCTGGGGTAATTCGGGCTACAGCTAAAATTTTTGCCAGTACAGGTTGGTTATTTTGCGATGGTAGTTCGCTATCACGTACTACCTATGCTGCATTATTTGGCGTGCTATCTCAAGGGAAAGGTACTGTAACAATGACAATCGCAACTCCGTGCGTCGTTACATTGAACGGCCATAACTTGGAAACTGGACACTGTATATCTTTCACCTCAACCGGATCATTACCAACAGGTTTAAGTCAAAATGTAAATTACTACGCAATAAAAATTGATGCAAATACGTTAAAACTTGCGACGTCTCGATTAAACGCAGTTGCAGGAACTGCGATCACCACTTCAGGCACTCAATCAGGAGCGCATTCGATGTTGTTTGCACCTTGGGGGATTAACGGATCGGAAAATTTCTACCTTCCTGATTTTCGAGGTATTACGTTGGTTGGCGCCGGTTACAGCTCCTTGGCCGATATGGCCGAAGCATCGGGCGATCAATATCATGGATTTTTGGGCGTTTATCGTCAGGATCAAGTGCAGGGGCATTACCATGGCCCCCTTGCACCGTCGACGTATTTGCTCGGGACGGGCGCCAACCAACGAGCGGGGTGGAACGCCGGCTCCGGGGTAACGTACGATTGGATAACGTCGACCGGCATACCCGTCTCAGACGGAATTCATGGAACACCACGCGTTGGAGATTACACGACCGGCCCATATGTGGGCATAAATTACGAGATTAAATATTGA